CTAAGAGCCCATAAATCGAGCCAGTCGAGGACCGCTACTCAAGGGCAGGCCGTAGCCGATCAGGCAGAACTGATCGAGAGCGAACAGAACTACCGACTCGTCTCCGGCGCCGATGGCGAGTGAACGCTCCTTAGTCCAGGGAGTTGTGTAATCGCTGATTCCGATCAAGTGACTGGATTGTGCGGGCGGAAACCCGTTCAACGCCGGAAGCGCAATCGATTGGCGCACTTGATCCAGGTTGCGATTGCCTGTATAAGTAAAGTTCTCGGTCTTGAGACAAGCCAGGTTGGCCGGAGTCCAATCATTCAGCGGATAATTTATGATACGGTTCAGAGCGGTATCGTTTACGTCGGGCGGATATAGAACTTCGAACTTCGCAGTGGGATAGGTCTGGCGTACGAACTGCCTGATTGCGCTTGTGAACTGCCCAATCAAGCTGGGTAGAAAAACGCACTCTTGAGTCAAGCCGGAGGGATCGGCATTCTGGCTCAAGATTATGGACATCGCCCTGCCATACTGCGCTTGAAAGGTGCTGGTTGTATATGCGTCATAAAACGGCATACCCGATGGCGGGTCCACCTCCGCGAAGTACCACCACTGCACCTCTCCAAATTGGAGATAGGGCGTGATTCCGGCGCCCGCCATGAGCCCTGCCATATCGGTATAAACCTGCTGCCAGAATGCTTGGCTGGCGGGGCTAAAGTTAGTTTGCAATGCGGGCGTATTCACCCATACAGCGTCTCCGCTGGGATACCGCTGCGCGATGCCGGTCGCCAGGGTATCGTCGCCATTGCCGATTTCCATGCTGAACGACGTCGTAACAGATATTCCATAGCCACTTAACGCTTGAAAGAAGCTCGTACTCCAGTCTCGAGCCGCCCGATTGATTCGCGGCGTGACAGTCAAATCGGTCAGCCATGTTCCGTCTACTCCGCCGGCAAGCGCGGCGCTACTGGTCTGTCCGGTGAACAGAGTGCTATTCGTGCTCACCGTAAGGGTGATGCTTTCGCCCTGTGTGCCCATCGCGCGCGCCGTAATCGTCAATATGGATCCGCTCGCCTGCGCCCAGACGCCCGTCGAACCTGCGTTGATCAATAGTGCGAAACAAGTGGCAATACTCTGGGCCGTGTCGCCGATCAAGTTCAAATGAGAGATCGGAGTCGCACCAAGCGATATCTGAGTGGTGTCCCCGAACACCGGAGCGCCGCTGAACGTAACGGTTGCCGACGAGTACCGCTGTCCAGGCTGGACCAACTCATAAAACCAGAGCGCCCCGGCATAGTGATTGGCACGGGCCAGAAATCCCAAGGTTTGGACCAGCCACGCGGTCCTTTCGGGCGCCAACGCCTGGGAGTGGAGAGTATCCCAATCAGTCGCCATAGCCGTCGACTGGACGGGCGCGAACACTGGAAGAGACGTGGTAGGAATGGCAATCTCGAAGAAGTCAAAGTAAAAATACAACCCGGCCGCCCCGGTGTTGCTAATGGCCACTTGATGGCTACCGCCGGAGGAAAACTGGCCTAGCAAGATCCGCGTAAGTACATCTTCCCCTGGTATCGCAAGCGCGATGGTAACTGCCGCTCCGCCATCCACCTTTACCGAAACCTGTCCTCCACCGTCGGCGCACCTGGTTCCCAGATAAAGGGAGTGCGCCGTTGGCGCAGTGTAGCCGTAGCTCAGGGAATCCCCTGGAGTTGTGGTCCAGTGAATGGAGCCACCGGAAAAATTACCCACGGAAGCGCTCCAAGTACCTTGATAGGAAATCTCGTCTCCCGCGGAGTCCTCCGCTCTCCAACTACCGGGGCCCGCCACACTATATAACAGGTTGCTTCCACTCAACGTCCAGTTGGACACCACCACCGAAAACTCACTGCGCTCAAAGCTTCCTGACTGCACATCCGCGGACCAGGTCCATCGCATCTTGCGGACGTCCGTGACCGGTACAGATACGCCGTTCATATCGACCAGGCTATTGAAGTTGAGGCTTACCTGCCAGGCCGGAGGCGATTGGCCTCCGTTAAATAGCGCGAAGGCCGGCGACCAGGATTCGGTGCCAGCTCCATAGATTGCTCCGTAGACACCGACCCGATTGCCATTCGATCCCGGAGCTCCCAAGTAAGTCAAGGTGATCTGGCTGCCATTGGCGGTAGCCGTGACCAAGCCGGTGGCCTGGTTCACCGTAATGGCGTACGCCAAGCTGTTAACGGCCGTGGCCAATGTGTCGCTCGACGTAACCTGATAATTGAATTGCTGATCCACCCACGCCAGTTCGATATAGTCACCCGCGGTAAGAGTTCCCTGCAACTCGAACTGTGCCGTAGCCGAAACGTATGACCCAACAGCCGAAGCATAGTTCGTAAGAGGCACCTCATATATGGTCTCGGCCCCGTTGACGTCCGACCACACTCGCAGGTAGGGCCACGCCACGGTAGGGTACCATAGCGAGTCGAGTGCGATGCAATTGGTGCGCGTTTCCGTATAGGAGAGACTCAAGCCGGTCAGATTGCCATCCGGCAGGTTTCGTAGCATAGGGTGTTCAAACACATTATCCCTGCTCCATTCAACCACTGCCCAATCGAACTGCTGCCGCCACGATCCTGATACCGTGAATCCCGACGGACTGGCTTGACTCAGTGCTGCCACCGCCGAAGGCTCCAGGAAATAGCACTGGAGGTCGCGGTCGGGCTGTAATTTCGTAAGTGTCTCGGCCATTAGAGTCGAATCAGGACGGTAAGATCGGCGCCAGGCAGCGTTTGACCCACCGCCAGTACCGAAAGGGTAATCTGCGCCCCCGAAACCAACGGAAGCAACGTGGCGCCATCGACGCTATTCGATACCAGTAGACCTATCGGAATCGTCAACTGGCAGTAGGCGGCTCCATTAACATTTATTTGAAGTTGGACGGGTTGATCCGCGGAGGTTCCAAGGACCGCAAGCACGTCCCGGACGGAATGCGCCGCATCCGTCACCAAAGCCGCCGCCGCCGATTGGTCCACGGCCAGGAAACCGTCTACCTGAATCGAGTATTGGCCGCCGGAGAGCGTTCGGAGCCCGTTATCCACGTTGTGAGTAAGGCAAACGCTGGCTATGGGCCCATTACCTTTATCGTTGGTGACAAACATCTGTGCGCTAGCCACCCGGACATCGGGCAGCAAGATTGGGTAGGTCCAGTTACCGCTGTAAACGCTGCCGAAAAACTCGGGAGGGAATGGAGCTATCACCGGCAGGTCTGAGAGTTGATAGACCGGAGCTAGTGCTAAGTGGGTGGTCGCGGTACTTCCATGTAAACCGCGAGTGACCGTGTATTGCGTACCGTTGGTGGAGACCGCCGTGACCTGCAGCACTTCTGCGTCAATTTGAACGATGCTCCCAGCCTGGCCCGCCCCGGCCGAATTCAACGTCAGAGTTGTGTCAGTCGCAGCCATGGCCGCTGAAAGCAGAGTCGTTGGCGGACCCTGAATCTCGTTCCAATAGAAGAGCGATAGAGTGCCTGAAGAGACCGTTTGCGTGTCGGTCAGAGCGGTAAACGACACGCCGCTCAATACGATTGTGCCGCCGCTCGGCCCAGTGCCCAAACCGAAGGCCGGCGCGGGAGCCGGGGCACTGTCGGTCGTGCCCGATCCGCCGATCTGCCAGCGCGTGACGATTGCAAGTTGGGGCGGGCACTCCGCGTCGCTTGCGTTGGCTGAGCGGCCGGTGAGTTGCACAACTTCTCCCGAAAGATTGGGAATCGCGTACTGAATGGGGCTGCTGCTGGCCACTCCCCCAAAATGCCAGGCCGCTTCCGCAACCGCAAAGAAGCTGGTGGCGTCCGGTTCTACCACCCACGGTGAAGTCAAAGTGACGCTGGTCGCGGTGTTGGAGGAAATACTAGCTTCCTGTCCAGCCCCGGTTCCCCTCGTAATCCGCGCCGTCATCCCCAGGTAAGAGTTTGCCGCCATCTGCAATGTACTGTTGCCTACGGTGCTCGCGGAAAAGATTGTGACGGCGGTTTCAGGCTGCTCCTCCATTCGCCAGTAGAAGTTTGCGTGGTCGAAGTTGGGGTCGGGAGGAGCCACCAATTGGTCCGTTAGACCGGTATCGATAAACTGTGCTGCGATAACCTGTCTGGTAGCGATTCGAAATAGTTCGGACGGCGTCGGCCCCCGGTACACATTGAATGTTGCAGTGTCCGAGGTGAAGCTCAAACCGGTGAGTGTGACGCTGCTGCCATCCGCCGGAATACTCGCTGTTACGATGAACGAAAGCGCCCCTTCTCCACCGGCGCTGTTGACGCCCGAGACCGCATAGTATAGGTTCTGTCCCGAAGTCAACGTTCCGCCCGTAGCAAGCTGCGGCGAAAAACTCACTAAGGGGATACCCGGACCGCTGGGGGCGATGGTGGCCGGCACTATGAAACTTACGGACACCGCCACCTCGGCAGTGCCATCACTTGCTGTTGTGTCGGTCTCCTGCACCCCAAATTCGATATTGCCATTGCTATCGATGGTTGTCCCAAGCAGTGGATTTGGGATCCCCATTCCGGCGCTTCCGTTCGCCCCCGCCACGTTGGGTGAACTCGTCTGACCGTTAGTGTCCGCATACCAGGCGTCGTCGTGGAACTGGGCGGTAATAATCGTAGTCCGGTAATTCGTCGCCGGTGAAATCTTGAGAACCCGGAATGCCTGCCTGGTGTAACCCTCTTTCAGATAGGTAAAAGTGATAATGTCGCCGGGCCGGATCCCAACCGCCATGACGCTGGTTTCGAATTGGATGTAAGTGTTTCCGAGGACCGACTTATCGAGGTTGAACTGCAAAATCCTGCCGGCCTGGTCATAATTCGGAAGTCCTACAGCCATCAATGTCGCTGTAACTTCCTGGCCAGCCAGCGCGATATCGTCCGGGTCTGAGACCGAGAAGCTGTCCTGTTGATACCCGTTGAGACTGTCCTGGTACTCGACATTATAGGAGTTCGGCGTATCCGCTATGGGCCGGCTGGTCAACGTCACGCTGGGGTCGCCGTTTTGCCGCCGCATTATGCCCGAGAACCCGTTGCTCCCATCACCGAACTCATAGCTCGGCCACCCTCCGTTCAGAGTCTCGGTGCTGTTGGACCATGCCAACTGAGCAGGCTGCTGAAGAGCAATGGTGTTTTCCACCTGCAATTGGAGTACGCCGCCGGGCCCGTATGTGAGAAAAAGCCGTGCGGCATTACGGATTCCTCGGACTACATCCCCGGCGCTACGTCTCTTTTGCAATACCAGATTGCATTGAAACCTCGGCAAAGTGATCGCATTCCCGTTCAAATCGGTAGAGTTGATCTGCTGATCGCAATAAGCGGCTGCCGCTGCAAAACTGGTGAAATCTAGCTCCGCCGCCGTCCAACCGCTGCGCTGCAGGACATCGAGGAGTATCCACGCCGGATTATTAGAGAACTGACTCCCCAGGTTGACTCCGGCCGCCGAGTAGGTGGGCACATTCAGACCCTGCGCCAGCACCTGGATGTTTGGAATGGAATCTCCGTCGCTCAATTGGTTCGGCACAACAACGGAGAGGTAAGCCATGCTGCCATAGGGATCGCCCGCCGCCTGCCCGTTCGCGTTTGTGAAATTCATGTCGAACGCGCCGTCCCGCGCCCCGAGCGTAACCACGTTATACCATCCGGTCCCCGTCATGTTTGTACCGGAAACGCCAATTGGGATTTGAACGTCATTTACCAGGACGGTAACTACACCTTGCATCACACCGACGCCTAGCAACACTTCCATCCGTGTCAGATTGCCGTCGTTGCGCGCAAATACCACCAGCGGCTCGTACCATGCTGTCCCATAGACCATGGGGACGAAGTCGTTATATCGCGCCTGATTTACCGAAAGGTTCGAGCTCGTCCAGGCGCTGCCGTAGCCGCGCACGGAGATCACTGGCGGGACGAACTCCAGACCGCCAAATCTGCCGATCGTGAACATGCCTCGCGCCTGACAATCGGTACGCACATATCCGCAGGATGTAAACGGCGCCCCATTATTCAGGTTACCCGTCCCGCCCGGCAGCCCCGCCGAGTAACCGCAAGGGTAGTAAATGGAATACTGTCCCTGCGCTCCGCCGCTCACTGCCTCCGCTTGTTGAGCAGGCGTCGACGGAAACTGCCATGGGCACGTGCTCTGGATTCGAACCTCGGGAAGCACGAGCCTCTGCAGATTCATCCGGTTCGTCGCGGTCAGCCTGAAAGTCGCTTCCTTGATCTGGTCCGGCGAATTGCAGATACCCTGGAACACCACGGTAGTGTCGGTGAGCGGCACGTTGTTCCGCAGATCGTAGAACAGAAAACTCACTGTCAATTGCCCGCCCTTCCAACCAGTTGCCTGTTGGATTTCGGAAAAGTGCGAATCCGCGTTCGCCAGGGTTACCGATATGGTGGGGCTTCCGTCCACGCCTTGATCGGATGCCGTCTGAATGTCGAACGAGCTTTGCTGAAGCACGCGCGCCGCGTACGCGGTTCCGCTGATCGTGATGGCGTGCGTACACCAGTGTTCGGTGTCGCCATTCGAAAGAGCGCAGTCGAACACGATGAGCGGCGTGTCGGTTACCGCCTGCGTCTTCAGGCTAGAGATGGTTTGCATAAACGATATTCACGGTGACGGAGTGTTTGTTCACGTCGGTGGTGGCAAACGAAAATGTATCGTCGCCGAACCGGGCATCCTGATAGACTCCACCTGTTGTACTCTTCTGGTACGCGGAAGGCTCAGCCTGAACCTCTACCTGCGGCCCGAATACGCCGATCACTCCGGGCGGTAGTTCGACGCCAAACAGAATCGACGCCGCCGTCGGGTCGCCGCTGCCGGTGACGCTGATCCTGGTCCAGCTCGGAACGGCCGTCGCCTGGGCGCTAATAGCGCCGAGTTGAAGAGTCACAGTAGTGGGCTGCGCAGCCTGGACGTAAACGCTCAATGTATATATGTATCCGGCCGGAACGTTTAGAGTTTGGGTTATACTCTGTACGCCTTCACCGGAATTCGTCAGGTTAAACGCGTTGATTCCGCCCAAAGGATCGGTCACGCCGCTGGCGCTTGCCAGGAACGGGCCTGCCTCCCAAACTGCATTTGTCAGATCTTCGCTCCACGCCAGAAGGTTACCGGCGGGATCGAGGAACGTAAACCCATTCAGCGACCCTTCTGATGCCACAAAGAACTTCAGCAGGTTGCCCAACTCTGTGTCGCTCAGCCCTTCATATCGCAGTTGCCACTCGGTAAGTGCGCCGTTCGGATCCGCCAGTTTGATCGAACTTCCGTCGGCAGCGATATTCGTCACCGTTCGCATCCGCCGCTGCTTCCGCAATGGAAATTGACTGTAGGCTCCTGTTGTAAGTTGTGGATACATATCTAACCTCGGTTCTCAGTCACGGTGACGGATGTAGCGTTTTGCAATTCTTCGACCGAGGTCAACTGTAATTGGTCGCTTCCGATACTGCAATTCGGATAAGACGTGGCGTTCCAAGGATCTATGAAGATAAAGCTCGCAAAGCTGCCCTGGTTCGAAAGGAAAAAGTTTTCAAGGGATGCCAGTTCCGTTTCGTCCAGTTGGTCCAGCCGAATGACCCATTGATGAAGCGGCCCAGCCGAATCACGGTATCGCTGCTCGTTTCCGTCTACAAAGCGCACGATCTGGTTCTGGAAGCGAAGGGACTTAATAGCTGGGTACTGCGCGACAGCCCCCGTCTTCAGCGGTGGAAAAGTTTCCATGTCAGAGCCCGGTCACCAGATCGTCGATCAAGCTGAGTTTCAACATGGCGCCTTGAACTGCGGGGGCGATCTCGCCGCCGACCGGGGAGAACTTCTCAAACATTCGATCTGCGTTTCTCTTGGCCATCCCTTATCTCCGCCGTCAGCGCATTCTCTAGAATGGCGAACGCCTCCACCTGCCTCGCGCTCAACACCGAAAAATCGATCGCGCCCATCCGCCGCCTCACGAAAAACTCTTCCACCAATGTTTCACTCTCCGGGGTGATGTAAGACGTCGGACATGTAAATAGCACCACATCTTTACGGGCCCAAACGGGCGGCCCCTTGACCTCACTGCTCTGAGGCAGCCACCCGCACCGGCGCCTTTGTTCCAAGCCGGATTTCCGGCATAAGTCGCACTTCCAACCAGCTTGGTTAGAAAATCGAAAGTGAAAGGCGACGATTAGTTTTTTCGTTCGGCCGCGGAGAGCCCGGTCGCAGCGCGTACCGCCGCCACCGCCTCTCGGAACAGTTCCTCCGGGCCACACTCCACCAGCGACTCGGGAGTTGCCGGGTTACCATCCAGGTCGAGCCCGGTTACCTCTCTGAGGCCCCATGTCAGGTAGAGCCGATCGATCTCCGCACGAAGTAACGCGGCATCCATCTTCTCGCCCGCGTCTTGCCCCGCATCCAGGAATTCCGCTTTTCGCGCTAACTCCCTCACCCGCCGCATCAAGTCCATCCGCCGCGAGAACGACATCTTCGCGATCAGGTAACTCACTCCGGTCGCGAGAGCCGACTCCACCCTATCCACACTGTCGTAAGTCATGGCTATCCGAAGGCTACCGCGATTTCGTTGTCCACTGTGCCCTGCGCCCGGGACGGCCGGAATTTCCATTGCAACCGGTTCGTACTATCGTCGAACTCCGGCACGGCCGCGACCACGCTCTGCAGATACACGCCCATCATTTGTCCGGATACATTGCCTAACTGGAGCATTAAGCTGATCGGCGATTGCAGGCGTGCCGCCTGATACAAACCTTCCGTAGCCGCGTCGTCCTGGCTGTAAAGCTCCAGCGACACCGCCACTACCCGTCGTCCCGGCGATATCGCCAGCGGCAGACTCGATCCGTACTCCCGCGCTCTGGTCTCGAGGTTATTCTTCAGGACAATGGATGCATTGGTCACCGTGAAGAACTCGGACGCCGTGGTTCCCACCCACGCCTGACCCAAATTCCCCGGAACAATCGAATAGTCGAAAGCCGCAAGCGCGGGCTCGGCCGGGAAGCTTTGAAGCGATGCCTCGCCCGCCGCGAAGCTACTTGTATCCAGGACGTCCTGCGCAACACCGCCGAATTGGAATTCGTGGAAATCGCCGTTGACCTGGATCGCCATTTCGTCCACCGCCGCGCCATTTATCACCCTCTGCACCGCCGTCGCCGGGTCCCAATAGTCGAATACAGTGACGCTCGGCAAAGCGGTCGCGGGCGCGTAGGTGACGGTTGCCTGCGTCGCTGTGCCCGTCGCCGGTAAGATCGTAAACGGCGCATTCAACACTACGTTGTCGGCATCCACGACGGAGGCGACAAATCGCAATTCGCTGGCCGATGCTACCGCCTGTCCGACCGAAAGTCCGTGCGGCGCCGAGAAGGCCAGTGCCCCGCCGGCTGTTGCCGTGGACACTGGGCCCCCGGCCGACGGCGCCGGCGTACCGCCCAATGCCGCTTGGAAGAGCGGCCCGTATGACGGACCAGGCGATGTTTTTTGCCAGTTCGTCAAGTACGTATTCAACGCAAAACTCGTCTGCTTCCTTCCGCCCGCCGGCACTCCCGGAAAGGTACGGCTGCCGGTCTTGTCCTGCCGGCTGTTCACTACAAGCTGTTGCTGCACCGATAGCTTTACGGCGGGTATCCGGTTGCCGGATGTTATCGCTGCCACCAACCCGTAAGAGGTCTCCAGCGCCGTATATAGCCGGTTTGAGTTAGAAAGAATATAGGACATATCAACTAATGCTTACTCCAATCTCGAATGTTATCTTCGCAGTCTGAATGAAATTCCGGCCGCCGTGTTTCACCGGGCCGAATGCTACCTGGTAACCGCCCGCATAATACATACCGCAGCCCCAATCGCCCAAACTCGCGCCCAGCACTCCCATGACCGCATCGGCATAGGTCTCAAGGTTTGATTGAACCTGGTCCAGCCGGTCCTCGGAGTGGCGTAAGTCGATCGCCATCTGAAGCTTTCCCGAGAATGTCCGGAATTTCTCGATCTGGCTATTTACGATCTTCTCGCAGTAAATGTTGGCTGCCGGATACTGGACCGTGTCGCTTCGCTCGGCCAGATCGGCAGCGATGTTCCCAGATCGAATTTGCGCTGGGTCGAGTGGTCCCAGAATCGCCGGAGCGCCTTGCGTCAGGGCCGCCAGGTTAGCGTTCACACCGCCGCTCGTCGCAGTCATGCGCTGAATTACCTTGCCCGTTATTGCGCTTCCAATTTGCGGCGTCATTTATCCCCTCTGAAGAACTCGCGGAAGCGCTTGCAGGTAAGTCGGCCTCTGGCCCTTGCCTGGAAGTTCGCCGGTCTGCACCAACCCTGCTGGCTGCTCCCAAGTCTGACCCAATGTCAGCAGAGACGTATTCTGGCCGAACATTGTGTCCGGCGAAGTGCCTGCATACACGTTCCACCCAGCCGCGATCTGCGGCGCGGTGGCTGTGCCAACCAGAAACGTGCTTGAGGTCGTGCTGATCGCCGTCTCAGTCGCCGCCGCTCCTTCTTCGCCCGCTGCGTTGACCCACCCTATAGTCACGTAGTAGATTCCGTCGGCTAGAGCCCCTGGAAACGCGGTCACCGTCGGCATCCTTGCCCTCGGCACCGGTTGCGCCGCTATCCCAACCCCGATCTCTCTCAGCTTCTCGTAAGCCCAATTCGCCAGCGCGTGGAACTGGTCCCTTTTCCCCGCATACCGGTCGTTGAGCTGACTGTTGTATGCATCGCTGTAAACCAGTTCCAGCGAGCGCGCCGTGTGCCACAACTTCAAGGGAGGAGTTACCACCACCCTGTCTAACTTCGGCTGCGGCGCCAGCCAGATTAGCTGATCTACATAGCCGAACCGGTTGAGAGCGGTGAGAAGGTCCATCGCCACTTGTTCTTGTGCGATGGCGATCTTCTGCGTCACATCGATCCCCTCCACGCTGGCCACGGTGGAAAGCTGTGAGTCCTGCGCTGTCAGGTCCTCTATGTAGGAGATAGGACCGTCTGTGAACAGTGGCATCGCCCTTACGCCTTTTCCTTCTTGCTGCCAGCCAATCTTGCCAGCTCGGCGCTAGGTACTACAGTTACGTGTACCTGGGACACAACGGCCGCTTCGTCGGCGGCCCGTTTGGCCTCCGCCCGCGCTTCCCGGTGGGTTTTCGCTTCGTCCGCGGTCGCCAAGCGCGCGGTCCCCTCGGTGATCATTTTCGCAGCCACAACGCGTGTCACTTCGACGCAACTTCCTGCCTTACCGCCGTCGTCCGTCTGCTGGCTGATAATCAGCGGAAACGCATCTGGAATCTTTGATTCCGTATCCCGTCTCTTTTGGTAGTAGAGCTTCAGATCCATCCCATTCTCCTTGATCTAACCTTCGCTGGTCTAACCCTGGCTAAGCTGCGGAGCAGGCCGCCATCCGTGATCGGCCCGCCCCACGACCTATTGCCCTGGCAACTAAGTGTTGACTTGCACGCCCAGTGCGTTCCGCAGAACGCCGCAACCGTACAATACATCCACTGTGAACTGCTGAGCCAGCGTATTCGGCTGATAGCTCATAACCACCCGCATACCGAAGTTGCCGAGCTCGGCGTACTCCGCAATCGCCCCCGTACCCGGTAAGGGTTGTGGCAGACGGCGGACCACCAAGCCGATCGCGTTCTTCGTGAACGCGAGATTGTGCGTATTTACCGGCGCGGTACCGGTCGTCGGCACGAACTGCGACCGGAATACGAAGAAATCCTTCACCTTCCCGATAGTCCCGTCGACGATGGCGCGCAGGCCCGCCTCGCCGGCGTTCTGGAATTCGCTGAAGCGCGGAATCTGCCGCCATGCCGAATAGGTAGCGGCGTCCACCACCATATACTTCTCCTCGAGCGGCGGAGCCTTCGCCAGGAATAGCGCCGTTTCCGCGGCGTCCACAACTTCTTCGACGATCGTCACGCCCGGAGTGCCCACCGCGGCATTGGCCGTGAAGCCGGCATACAGGTTCAGCAGATCGGTCTCGATCCGCTGTGCGATCGCCGCCACCGCCGGCTGCATGTAGATCTTCAACAGATCCGGCACCGCCAGCACTTTCGTTACGTCCGGTATTTGGAATGTCGCCTCCACGTGCGAGTTAAGCACGATCTGCGCATTCCCCAGACTCGGGTTCTGTGCCTGCACCGTTCCGCCCTCGGCGATGTTATTCGCCACCATAATGGGCGGAATCGGAATGTTCACCGTGTCGCCGGTATTCGCCAGCACGGGTTCATAATCGCGATTGACCAGGTTTCCCATGATGAGGTTGCCGATCAGCACCGGTAAGGCGTCCACCGCCACCAGTTTCACAATCGCGCTTGCGACGTTGTTTGAGGTAATAGCTCCCATTTATTCTCCTTGTTCATTTTGCCGGCCGGTGGCCGGTACTGCTTTTACATACCCCGCAGGGTCTGCGACGCCACGCGCACGATCTCTTCTCGTACCCGCTGCATTTCTTCTGCGCCCATTCCCGGTCTGATCCGGTCGAGCGTAATCGGTTCGCCACCTGAAGGCGGCGCCTTGAGGGTTGCGGTCATTCCGCTCCCGCCAGCGATCCTGGCCGGCAGAAACTCCGGGTTGTCACTCACAAAGGATGAGAGATATTCCTTCATCGAAACCTCCCCACTCTCCCCGCGAGCCACCAGGCGGCCGTCTTCGCCGCGCACGATACCGTCCTGCACCGCCTTGAATGCCAGGTCGATCTTCGCCACCCCCAGCCTCTGCAACTCGGCGCGAACCGATGAGCTGCGTTCGGCTTCGTCGGCCTGCTTCCGGCTGCGCTTGTTCTCTTCCACCACTTCGTTCAGCCGCCGTTCCAATTGCTCGCGCCGCTTCCGTTCTTCATGCAACTCCACTTTGTAGGCGGGTTCGCTCTTGGCAGTTTCGTTCATAGCGTATTCCTGAATCGCCTGCCTGACGATTGCTTGTATGTCGAGTCCTTCCATATCCCTCCCAAGATTTCACTTACGCTTGCGCCGGGTCTTGCATCCGGTCGATCTCGTCCACTACCTGATTTTTGATCTCTTGCCGTGCATCGCTCAGGTATTTCAGCGCCAGCTTCTTATACACTTGCTTCACTAGAGTTGGCGACACGATTCCCAATTCCAATAGCTTCTTGGCGTCATCCAACTCGCCGCCGAATTCATCGATGTCGAATTCGTCCAACCCCGTTACGTCGATCGAGATCTCGTCCTGCCGCGCTGCGGCAATCGCCCACAGCACCTGCCGCATGGAGTCCTTGACGGTGTCGCCGTACGCTCGCAGCACTTCTTCGGTTGTGCTGAAGTCCAATTGCTTGCTCAGCGCCGATTGTTGCGAGGCGCCGGAGCTCGCTCCCGCCTGGCTCAGCAGATAACATACCCGGTAGATCTCGTCTTTAAGGCTCACCAAATTATCCGCGGCTATCTGATAAACCTTACCCTCGGGTTCGTTCCATCCAAACCTGTCCTGTGGACCAAGCTGAATGTAATAGGATTCCCCGACAATCTGATTCCACTCCCGGTCTGAGTAAATCACCGGCGTCGCGAACAGCCCCATCGTCAAAGCCCATGAGAGCGCGTTCGCTTTGTTAAAGTGTTCCAGTTGCAGCAGCGCCGACTTATTCAACAGCCACAGCCCGTCCGTTACCTTCATCTGAAACACCGGCACGCGCCGCAGACCGGCGAATCCATGCCGCCCTTCGTCGATCAACTCCACCTGCTTCGATTCGCCGCGCTTGCAAAAGATCTGAAAGTTCTCGCGGTCATAATAGATCCACCGCGTCTCGCGCTCCCACTTGGTATCCGTCACTTTGGATTGCTGAAAACAGGACGTGCGGATTACCACCCATTCCAGTTCGCCGTTCTGGTCGTAGTTCCAATTGATTACTTCGTCCGGACCGTAGCTCATCAGATAGGCGCGCGACCGCCCCGAGGCGTCTTCCTCCGCGCGAGTCGCTGCCATGCCATCCGCTCGCGGGAAGTCGGCCACAATATAGCTGCTGCCGCACACCAGCGTTTCTACAAATCGCTGCCGGAAAAACTCGCTCAAGCTGGTTCCTTTGAGGTCGCAGTTGTCCGATAGGCCTGTATAAAATTGTTTAGCCGCCCCGCTTCCGTCGAACGTCACATTCGGAGCCCGATGCATCAGCGTCGCCGCGTACCAATCCACAATCGAGCCAATATGATTCTGGTAGAACACCCGGCTCAACCGTTCCGCATAGATTTCGTTAGGTTCCTTGTGCCGGCGCGCCAGGTACTCCGAAGCGTGTTCCCGAAGTTGCTCGCCGCCGGTATAAAGGTCTCGATACTTCTTCCACATGGCTTTTCGAGCCGCATACTCCGGATGCTCCCGGTTGATAGTCGTTGTCAAAACAGTCGCTCCTGGCGCTCCCCAATTTTGGGAAACGGTGTGCATTCCTGCGTGATAGAGCACTTGGCTCTTTCCATTGCCGATTGGGCTCGAGAATCTTTTGAGTCGTGCGGACTCGTGGAACGCTCGTTCTGGCGGCAGAGGCCGTAGATCTCTTCTTGGACAAGCTTCCTATTGCGGCGCACTTAACCGTGATCTCCGTGGCTGTCAATCTCCAGTTGTAAGTCGCTTTCAACCTGCAGCAGCTCTATGTATTCCGCCAGCGTCAGACGGAACGCTTCGTCGTCAATTAACTTTTGCTCGAAAACGCTCAGCGCCTTCAGGAGCAAATCTGAGAGGCGTTGTTGGGTGAAGTCCGCCGCCTGCTTGGCGTCTTTCGCCAAGTCCTGTTCATGAGCCTTGGGTGCTTCATTCCTCTTTGGTCCTTTTCTTGTTTGGGCCAT